AAGGAGGCAATCCTTGCCGACTTGCGATCCAAAGGATTTGAATGGTACGACACCGACGATATGGGCAGTCCTACGGGTACACGCGATCCAAAGAAGATGGAAGTGGTAAGCGTCCGTGGCGTTGGTTCTTGTATCTACTTGGAACACTTGATCGAAACGCCTGCGGTGATTGATCCGGATACGGGCGAGGTAATCACTCCGGCGGTATTCGATACGCTGTTTCACGCTAACGCAAGGATGCGCTCAGAGACAGTCTTCGCTACGGCTATGGATCCGATACCGGCTTCGCCTCAGAATATGTGGTTATAGATGAGCTACACTCCGACGACAGTATTCCCGTCTATCGGCTACGCAAGCGTTCAATGCAAGAGCGCCTATCGGGCGATCTTTCAGCTAGCGATCACGGACGATGCGGGCGTGGAAAACCTCGCAGACGACTTTACGAACGTCGTGTTGCAGATCACGACAGGCACGAACTCAACCGTACTTGTGAGCGTCGATTCATGGACGAACATCGGTTACATAAATTGGGGGAGCAAAACGCATGGATCGGGAGTGGACTACACGGCTATCCACAAGCACGGCGACCACTTCGACATTGACATTCCGGCAACGCAGATGAACCTCACACCGAGGTCATACACGTTTACGTTGCTTGGCAAAAAGAACGTCACCGCAAATTATTTCTCATTGGTATCAGGCACGATCGACGTCATGAGGTAGACATGGGCACGGTCGATCATGCCGAAACACGGGTGGTCCGGTTCAAGGGCTATCAATCGGCGTTCATGCGGGAATCCAACCGCGTCGTGTGCGTGTTCGGCGGGAAAGGATCGGGCAAGACGTTCGTGGGTGCGCACTTCGCGCTATCGCAGATCGAGCAAGGCCGCAAGGGCTTGATTCTGCTGAACAGCTACTCACAAGTGCGAGATATTTTCGTTCAGAGCCTGGAGCCATTATTAAAGGAGTTTGGCTACGTGTACGACGGCCCGGGCGTAGCGATGAACCTGGTCTTCAACAACGGGGCCCTGGTTCATCTCAGATCGTCCGACGCGGAGGTCATCAAGAGGATCGAATCGATAGAATATGATTGGGGATGGGCGGACGAGGCCAGCTATTACAAGCACGAGAGCCTACGCACGTTCGTTTCCAGGATACGCAAGGGGCCGCGATTGATTCGTATCACTTCAATGCCGGACGAGCCCGACGCGTTCATCTATCGCATGGCGGACGGTCTGTGCGAGGCGGGACGGGGGCAGATCTTCGAAGTCGGCCTGGACGCCAACCCGGACGGGTCGTTCGTCGATTCCTATACGCAGATCCTCCGGAGCACGTACAGCGGCTCGCAGTTACGACGATATCTCGACGGAGCGCGGGTGTCGATCGGAGGAACGGGCGCGTTCCAGATTCCAGGAGAGGCGGTGGTCGCCCAGCCATACGACCCGAACAAACCGTTGATCCTGTCGTGGGACTTCAACGTCGAGTACTGTGCAGTCAGCGGATGGCAAGAGATCGGCCTGGCCGAAACGGCTCACCCGATTGTGGCGTGCGTGAGGTCCTGGCAATTAAGCGAACCGACGGTGTATGACAACGCACGGTCGCTGGTCCAGGAGTTGCGATCTCACCGGGGTCTTTGTATTTTAATTGGGGACGCCAGCGGGTCTAACAGGACGGCGATTTCGACAGATTCTATGTGGAAGGGCGTCCGCGACATCTTCTATGATTCATATGGTGCAATGCTCCGGTTCCAAGTCCCAGATTCAAACCCGCTCGTGAAGGACACGGTTCAATGCGTCAATTGGGCGCTGGGCAAGGGGCTCGTGTTCTTTGACCGGGACGAGAAGCACGTGGTTCGATCTCTGAACGCGGCCAAGCTGGACAAATACGGAGATCTGGACAAGACACAAGACTACAAGGCCGAGGCGGTTCGCACGCACGACGCAGACACGGCCAGGTATGCGTTGTGGTACTTTTTCTCGCGTCACTATCCGGGCTCGAAGAACCACTATTTTATCGTATAGGACGTTTCACGTGAAACAAAACACAGATCGATCATGGGATTGTTAGGGTCCATAGGCGACATTCTGAAAAAAGCCCTCCCGTCGCGGGCCTACCGAGCCATGATCGCGGGCAGAGGCTGGGAAGACTATAACCGCTGGGACAAGAGGCGTCTGATCGAGCAAGGATACGAGCGCAACGCCGCGTTCTATCGGGCGGTGAATTTGATAGCTCAGACCGTAGCGTCGATGCCGATCCTGGTGGAGTACGACAGCGGCGGCCGACGTTTGAGTTCGGCGAACCATCCGGTGATCGATATGTTGGATCGCGACGAGGGACAAGAGGAGCTGGTAGAGGCGCTCATGTCGTATTGGCTAGTAACAGGCGAAGCGTACGCCCAGATCATCGAATCCACGGGCAACGGGCGGCCGCTGGGGCTGGTCGTGCTACCGTCGCAGAACATCAACCCAGTGCTGGGCACGCCCACACAGCCGATCGCGGGCTACCTGTACAGGGACAACACGGAGATCGAGTTCTCGACCGATGAGATCATCTATTGGCGATTCCAGGATCTGCGCCAGTACTTTCACGGGATCAGTCCGGGCGTGGCGCTGGGCGAGCTACTCGACCTAAACAACGCCGCGATCACGTGGAACAAGAACATCGCCCTCGGGGGCGGAGTACCAAGTCTGGCGGTCAAGGCACCGGGCATAACACAGGAGGAGGCGGAGCGGCTTAAGGACTCGTGGCAGAATCAATCCGGGGCGACCCATAGTCATCGGTTGAAGGTCGTTTCGGAGAACATCACATTCGAGAAGCTGGCGGTGAACCCGAACGACGCAGAGTGGAGCAACGCGATCATGCAGTCCATGCGTTCCATTTTCATGGCTCTCGGGGTCTCGTCCGAACTCATGAACGACGCGGCGAACAAGACCTACTCTAACTACCAGGAGGCCAGGAAGGCTCTCTATCTCGAGACTTGCATCCCGCTCGCGCGGCGCTTCTACGCCAAGTTGTCACGACGCCTCAGTCGTTATTATCTTGATAAACCGAAGATCTTGGTGGACGTTGACGCCATCGACGTGATCCAGGAAGATCGGGCGTTGAGAGTCAAACGACTCGTCGAGGCCGTGAACTCGGGGATCATCACGCCTAACGAGGCGAGGAATGAACTCGGATACACAAGATCGGAGGACGCAACCGCAGACGCACTCGCTCGTTCGTTCGAGGCCTCACGCCTAGACCAGGAGGCTTTCGTTGATTCGGGCGGAGGCGCACAAGAGATCGATGATCTAATCGAGAAATAAAATGCCATACGAAGTCATCAAGGAAAGTTGCCAGACCGCCGACGGTCGCCAGGGCGGCGCAATGATCTATAAGATCAACGAGGACGGCAGTCGCGACCAGGTAGCTTGCCATATGGATGAGCAATCGGCACACACCGCAGTATCGATCATGGAAGAGGCCGAAGGACTCAAGCAAGAGGACACGCACACGATGTCGGAGGAGACTATGGTCCATTTCTTCGACCGCGAGGGCGGGACAGAGGGAATCGGGATCATCGAACACGTCGACCCGGATCAGAGCGTCTATCACGTACGCGTATATGCCGAGACGGAGACCGAGTTCGTAGCGACGGACGACGTACTGGTGCTACCTTTCGAGGATGTGCACGACTACATGACGTACGCGATGTCGAAGATCGACGAGGACGTCGAGTTCCTGGAGGACGAGGACGAAATGGAGATCGAGGAGGTGGCCGCCGTTCACGGCGAGGAGGACGAGGAGAAAGAGGAGGACGAAGACGAGATGAAGGCCATCGAAGACGTGGATCTGCAACCGACGGAGGAGATGGCGGAGGAGGCCAGAATCGGCCTGGAAATGCGGGACGAGCACGGACGCGGTGGTACGGAGGTCGGCGTTGCAAGAGCACGCGACATCATGAATCGGCGCAATCTATCACCGGACACGATAGGACGCATGGTCTCGTACTTCGCACGACACGAACAAGACCTACAAGCCGAGGGCGCGAGTCCTGGCGACGACGGATATCCGTCAGCGGGTCTCATTGCATGGAAATTGTGGGGCGGTGATCCGGGGATGGAATGGGCGAACCGCAAGTACGACGAGCTAGAGGCCGAACGGAGCAAGATGGACGACCGCGCAGAGGAGGAGGAGACGAAGGCCGAGCCAGATGAGCTCGTTGTTGGCGATTTCGTGCGATGGGAATCCGCTGGCGGTGAAGCTTACGGGAGGATCGAAGAGATCATGGCGAGTGGAACCCTCGAAGTACCGGACACGGATTTCACGCTCGAGGCGTCCGAGGACAACCCAGCCGCTCTGATCGAGGTATACGAGCGAGCCGAGGGCGGATGGACCGCCAGCGGCGTGATGGTTGGACACAGGTTCGACGCTCTGACCAAGACGGACGACCTCGAAACGGTGGACGCGCCTAAGAGCCGGATCATGGCAAAAGTCAAGGAGCTCGACGTCGAGATCGATGAGGACGCCAAGACAGGATATATCGAGGGCTACGCCTCGACCTACGGCAACACAGACCTCGGCGGGGACGTCGTGGAGAAGGGCGCGTTCAAGCAGACGCTCAACCACAAGGAGGGCATTGTCCCGTTGTTGCTTGATCACGGATACAACAGCAGAGACGTCGCTGGGGTAGCCCGGTTGGAGGATCGAGACAAGGGCCTATATATGAAGGCGGAAATGCCGCTCGACGTTCCGGAGGTCCAGGCCGCCTATAATCGGATCAAGTTCTTGATGGACCGGGGAGTCAAGATGGGACTATCGATCGGATACGACACGGTCAAGTCGGAGCCCGGTCCGGACGGGACTCGACGCTTGAAAGAGCTGGCACTACATGAAATATCGATCACGCCGTTTCCGATGAACACGGAGGCGATGATCACGGCGGCCAAGAACCGCAAATCGAATTTGGAGCGCAAACGCCGAGCCTGGCAGACGCCGGCGAGGAAAAAGACGGCTCCAGCACCAAACGACGCGCCAAAAGGCAGTCCAGATCTGCGAGACGCGCTGGTCGCACTCGACAGAGACCTCAAACAATTAATAGACACTCTAACTTACTAAGAGGACAGACCATGTCAAACATCAAAGTGGTCGACAGCATCCGATCCTCGGTGGACGGCTTGAAGCAAGCGGTCCTAACCGGGAACAAGGAGGCCGAGGCCAAATGGCAGAAGCGGTTCGACGAGCTCGAATTCCAAGTGAAGCGAGTCGCAACTGTCGAGCCCAAAACGACTCGAGGCGAAGAGGCCAAGACCTTTGGCCAGGCTGTACGCCTATTCGGAAAGGGCGGGATCGCCGCCGTCAACGCGAAGATGGAAGGAGTCAAGGTAACCAGCAACACGCCGGACCGCCAGAAATCGACGCTCGTACGTTACGACATCGAGAGCGCGGGCGCTTTGCTCATGCCTTATGAGATGTCGTCCGACATCAACAAGCAGATCGTTGAGATCAGCCCGGTCATGCAAGTGGCCAAAGTGGTCAACACGTCCGCGCCATCCTATCGCCAGGCACAGCGCAACACGTCGCTGTCGGCCAGCTGGTTCGGCGAGGCGTCCACGCTAGCGAAGACTAACGACACGTTCGGATTCGAGGAGATCCCGGTCCACGACTTGGGAGCACGCGTGGCATTCTCTATCCAGCAAGAGCAGGACAGCGCGTTCGACATCGAGAACGAGATCACGACGTCAATTCGTGAGCAGTTCGAGAAAGCGCTGGGAACGGCGTTCATCAACGGCGACGGAGTCAACAAGCCCAAGGGAATCGTGGGCAACGTGACCTCCTACACGGCCGGTGGATTGGCTCTAACCACGGATATGTTGATTCGACTCACCCAGCAGATCAAGACGCACTACCAGCGGAATGGTTCATGGATGGTCAACCGTCTAACGATGGCATATATCCGATCTCTGGTGCTCAGCTCGACCAACGGTCTCGAGTACACGTGGGAGCCTAACTTCCAGGCTGGCATGCCGTCACGACTCCTAGGAGCTCCGGTCTATGAAGCACCGGATCTCGTTGGTCTCGTATCGGGCAACTTCGTGAGCGGTCAAGCACCGGTGCTTTACGGCGACTTCAACTACGGATACCTCATACCTCGACACACGGATTTCTACATGATCCGAGATCCATACACCGAGGGAGCGGCGTTCGTAACCAACCTATACGCCATGACGCGTGTGGGTGGTGCTGTCGTGCGTAGCGAGGCGATCGCTCAACTTACGATGGGATCCTAAACCAAAAGGTGAAAAACAATGGCATCATTTGATTTCGGGCAGATCACGTCTTACGCCGTAGCGATAACGCCACGATCTGGCACGTTCTCCGCCAACATCAACTCGGTAGCTGTCGATACGGCAGGTTTCGAGGGAGTGGCGGTGGTCACGTCGATCGGAGATTCGAATATCGGCACGGCTAACGACGTCACGCTGTCTTTCTATGAGTCGGACGACAACACACGCGCAAACGCCACAGCGGTGGCCGCCGCGCGGGTGGTCTACAATCCGACCCTAAACAGCACAAACACGGCGTTCTGGGCGTCCGTCGTTCCGGAGAAGCGATATCTATTCGCTGAATTCGTACCGGCGGCGGCCGTAGCGGCCAACGTCGCTGTAACGGCGGCCCTTGGCTACGCCAAAACTGTCCCGACGACCTCCTAAGGGACATTTCCTTTGCCTTTCCTCGCACATGATCTTTCGGGGGGCCTTGCATAGGGGGCCACTTGTTTGAGTGCGGGGAAGGGCAAACGGAAGGGCAAGGAGATATATGAGAAACAGCGCGACGTGATGAAAGACCAACCGATAGAATTCAAGAAGGACACGACGCTCGCATTCGACGGCGTCACGGCCAAGGAATACAAGGCGGGAGAAGCGTACCAGCCAGGCCACGCACACGAGCGGTTGTTATTCAAGCGGGCCCTGGAAAACGGCACCGCGATCGTCGCTGGCACCAAACCAGCGGCGACCAAGTCAAACAAGGTCAGAACGCCGAGGAGCAAGAAATGACTGTCACTTTCGACAAGCCATGGTATTGGCAAGAGACCAACACGCTCGCCCGGTCCTACCAGGCCAAGGTCGAGTATACGTCACAGAGCCCAGCAGAGGAGGCTTATTTTATAGTCATGACGAACGCCGGATACGCGGTGGAGGTACAGGCCGATGATCAGCTCGACCAAGACGACCTCGGGTAGTCCTTTTCAGTACCGCGAGCACACCAGTCTCACGGGTATATGGACCGCACAGAATTTTCCAGTCGACACAATCGTCACGATCCCGAACGTCGATTGGGCGATTACCCTGGCCGACGCGAAATCGTTCCTTCGGGTCAGCGGGAACATCGACGACAACTACATCGAGACGCTCATTGAAGCGGTCTCCAACCAGATCGAGGAGTATATCGGGCGTGACACGTACGAGCGGACCAGACAGAGCCAATGGGATCGTTACGGCCAGTATGTCTCGCTACCATATGGACCGCACGACGACGTGACCTCGGTCCAGTCGATCACTTACGATAACGTGGTCACGAATCTCGTCGCTGGAACGGAC